TCTAATTCCGGTGTCGGTTACTTTTCCAAAGCCGTTAGAAATTCTCTTTCCTTCACGGCCATTATTCTCTGTGTATAGCATATTTTCATAACCAAAATCCATGACGAGCGTGTCAGATACTTGAGCGCCGATGTCATTAATTTCAGTAAGACACAGCGCACCGTTATATGCAGTTCCAACTCTATATATGACGGCAGCGAAGTCAACCGGAGATATATAGTTATCTCTAAAGGTACACACCTGTTTATAAGGCATGGATGTAACGTCTATCATATTAAACGTAGAGTAGTCAAGACCCTTACCACGCGATACGTCGACCGTCATTATGTATATGTGGTTTTCAATCGGCTTTTCGTATTGATATAGACCTTCGTTTGCATATAGTGGTATTGAGTAAGCAAGATCCTTTAGTTTTGCGCCGGATATGAGAGTACCTGAAGAACCAAGGAACTGACAGCAATATTCCTGGTTGAACTTCTCTTCATCGTGATCCAACGACTCGATAGTTTCTTGTCTCCACTTTTCATCTCTTCCAGGAACGTCATACCACATAACCTTAACAAATTCGTAACCGTTAGTTTGTTCTTCGGCTCCCTTACACGTCTTCCAAAAGTGGTTCAATCCGTTTGGTGTAGAGGTCATGAGAAGCTTTGTAGACTCGCCCGACGAGATGGTAGGATATACCGACGCGAAGAACTCGTCGTATCCCTCGATGAACGCAACTTCGTCTAGATAGAGGAAGTTCACAGACTTACCACGAATAGCGGAAGAAGATGTTGTACCAGCAAGAACGTTGCATCCATTTTCCAATGCAATGTTACCTTTGTTCCATTCCTCAATACCCTGCTGAAGCCACTTAGGTAGAGCTTCGTATGCTAGCTTTATACGAGCAAGAACTTCTCTTGCGGCATCACCTTTATTTGCAAGGATCGCAACAGTCTTAAACTCGTTAAAGAGAATATAGTGGAGGATCACGGCAACCGCAGTCGTAGTCTTACCGGACTGGCGAGCGGTCAGAACAGCGAGTCGACGGTTGTTCGTTATCTTTTCAACGATCTCTTTCTGATACTCGTACATATCTAGAGGTATAAGACCATGATCGACGTGAACGATCTTAATATACTTCTTTGCAAAATAGACAGGATCTTCTGCACACTTGAGATACTCACGAATGAGTTCTGGACTCCACTCTATAGGTTCTCCAGTTTTCTTTAAATGAATATTACCAAGATACCCATCGCCCATCATTCACCCTTTATCATTTTAAGAAGATCTGCCGTGGAAAGTATTAGATTATTATTAGTTATGTTAGTCTGTGCCGCTTCTTTAGGACCCATAAGTTCTTCTTTCGCGTACTTCTTTTTAGTCGACATCTCAACAAAATCTTTATTTGCGTCAAGAAGAGTCTTCATTAGTGTAGAAGCAACCTCAAATGCTCGAGGTGACTCAGATTGTTTTGCAAGAGAGATCATTTCTTTAAGAGCGTCATCACCTTGTTCAATAATGTTTTTAATGTTTCCACGAGCCTGTTCTATGTCGCGTATAGTATCATCTTCTTCAGCAGTCACTTGCACAGGAAGAACTTCTATTTCTTCGACAACCACAGGGAGTTCGTCTTTTTTAGCTTCGAGCAATGTCCTTAGGCCAAGAGCTTCTGATAATTTATCATCATTCATACTTCTGCCTCTGGATCTTCAGTGACTACCTTTACAACTCCCCAATCATCGTTATATTCAATATCCGAGTATGGGATAGTTAGATCTGGGTCAGTTTCAGGCGTACCATTTGCGCTTAGTCCTGGATATACATTTACACCTACTTCAGGATCCTTTGAAGTATCTGAACTGGTCCATAGGTCGGTGTCAATAAGCTTAATCACTGGTTTTGCTTGCTCTGGCCCAAAGTACCATACTTTCATTGTAAAATTAAGAGTCCATAGGACAGATCTTCTTTCTTCAAAAGCGCCTTCGTATAACTCTTCATTCGTAATTCCATTTAGGATCAGCGGTATGTCTATTGGTTCTATGCCGTCTATTAACTTAACAGTAGACGTCCATTCTGGTTTAAAGAACGGAATAATTTGTTCTACAATTTTTGTAGCATCTTCTGAATATTTTGTCATGATGTAAAGAGAAAAGTCTATATTATACGGTGCCGCAGACCAAGCATAAAATCTTTGATCGTTAGATTCATCTGTATTCTTAACAACCTTTTGTTTTGACAAAAATTTTCTGGTGCCATCGTATACCATGTTTGTCATTTCAAAAGACATTCTTGGAAGAGTGATTGCTGACGGATTACTTAAGTTTGGGTCTTGTGTAATTCTAGCTAAGAATTTCTGAAACGGTCCGTATGCTATTGGAACAATGATACTTTGAACTTGAGTTCCATTGTTAGCGTTGCGTGTAATTCTTATCTTATTAAACAGCATGCCAAAGAGAGCAACATATTTTCTAGTGCTAGCGTTATAAAAATGATTTACAAATGCCATGATTAATCCGTTGGGTTCGTGATAGTCTCGCTAAACGGATCTATCTCTGTGAAGTCTATAATGTCGGTCTTTTCATCTTCAAAGTCTATGTTCTTAGCAATAGGATCCCTAGCCTTAAGAGTTGTAAGAGATGTTACGTTAGAAGTTTTATATGCGTCAAAGAAAGTATCAATATCAATTACTCCTGTATTGAATCTTTCATTCGAGTATTCAAATAGTTCTGTCTTAAGATCGAATACTTGTAATGCACCACTTTGATAGAAAACACTCTCGTGTTCAACGTGCATTATCTTAAAGAACTTGTTGTTTAAAGGAAAGTAAATAAGATCGCCTTCTTTTGGTCTTAAGATACTTGGATTTATATTTGTAACGTTTCTCTCAAAGGTTCGAATAGCCACTGTAAAGACAGCTTGATCACGAATCTGAAGACCGAATCTGCTAAGAAAGTCGCCCTCTCCTTGAAATCCATCCACGCTCTTAACATATACTTCCATCTCATACGCTGTATTAAAGATCGAAAGATCATCCTCGTTGAGTATGTTATCCACCGCTTGTAAACTACGCGTGAGATAAAAGGTGTCTAGACCATACATCTGAATGGACTCAATGACGAGATCGTCAATCAGTCGCTGTTCGTTTATATAGTCATAGTTGTTAAAGAAGACATTTGTCGCCATCAATCATCCTGCCAATCTGCAATTATCATTGTGATATCTTTTTATTTGTGTTGCATAATTTTCATGGCCACACTTATCACAAAATAATACAGTTTTATTTTGCGATTTTCCCTTTTGTGTTTCACTAGATTTTTTTCTAGATTCTTCAGAAAAAAATCTTCCATATAAAGATGCACTTATTTTTTGTTTTGTTTCTTCTGTGTGTCTTCTTTCTTTTAGATAGCTTATTTTGGAAGGATCCCTTTTAACTCCAAGTTTTGCCTTTCTCATTTTTTCTTTTGCTTCTAAAGAATGTTTTTTGCCCAATCTCGGATCTTTACCATTCATTCTTGCTTCTTTAAGTGCTACTGTTTTTTTGTTTTTTGCGATTTCATATTGCCATTTAGACCATTTGTACAATTCTAACGACTCTGAAGCGCTCATTAATCTTAGCAGAGCGTGATTCATTTTTATTTTATGATCTAAAGATTTGCACATTTTTGTTAATAACCAGTGCACTAAGAAATGTTCTCTTGCGCTGAGTCTTACTAAGTTTTCATTTTTATTAGGACCGCCAAACGATTTTGGTATTATGTGATGCCTTTCAGTGTAAGACCCTTTATCGTGCGGGTTATTCATCCTATTATTGATTATAGAATAATACCATCTAGTATATTTGTTTTCTATAAACATTTATCCAATCCAGTTATATACGAGCGGTTGAAGAGACGTCTTTGCGGTGTCTTCCATCTCTTTACGATCGTTCTTAGCTTCAGAGAGGATCTGTTCTCCATTGAATTGAACCCCGCCAACGAGTTGCATATTTGTAAACTTCGTAAGATTCATACCCCACTGCTCACGAATGAGAGCGGATGCATAGTTCTGAAGAAAACGATCCTGCCACACGTCCGAGTATGTTTCACCATCTATGATATCGTATCCCTCGATGATAATGTATGATCCAGGATTTAGAATTGATTTCGTAACATCAAGATAGAGACGGTTTATATGACGATTGTATCTTATAAGAGGTCGACCTACAAGGATCTCTTGTAGAAACTGAAGATGTGACAGTGCCATGTAATAGTGTTGAATGTTATAACCAGTAATGTCCTCTAGGTTGTTGAGAACGAACTGATACTGGACGTTAAAGAAACCAGTTCCGGTAGAGATAGATGAACTCAGATCAAAAATACGAGTGATACCTAGAAGGCTGTCTGGTACTTCTATGTACCCATCATCAATCTCTTCTTGAGTTAGAGCGTGCTTGAGATATACCATCTGGCTACCATCATAGTGATAGTCTCGCCAAAAAGATATAGCTTCATCGATACGGTCATCCACTTGTTCGTCCGAGACGTTGATCTGGATAACCGGGGCTCCTATCTTGCGAAGAACATAATCTTTGAACTCTTCTCTTGTAGTTGGTAACGCCATAAGAAAACCCTTTATTTTTATTTCTATTTATAAAAACATGCAACTATCATTTTTTTGTTGACATTTCTTGTAGCGCTGATATAATAAGAATTAATATTCTTGCAGTGGTGGAATCTAGATTCTTTCAATATCCTCTTCAATGCAGTTCTTACCGTATTGTACTTCTACGATACGTAGCTCATCACTCGTGTAATTTACAAGTTGATGCCAAGTACCGACTGGAATATCAATCTCCTCGTGTTTTTCAAGTACTGAAGTTTGAATGTTTTCTATACTGTCTCCATGATTGACAGTTGCTACACCATAGCTTACGATCCAGTACTCACTACGAAGTTCGTGTCTTTGTAGACTAAGAGACTTTCCTGGTTCGACTACGAGTTCCTTTACTTTGGTAGAAGGTCCATCGGAATGGAGGATACGATAGTATCCCCATTTTCTCTCAGTCTTTGGTGTCTTCCACTCTGTAAGAATCTTACTGCTTGAGTTCATCTTATGAGTACCACCAACGCCGAACACAAAGGATAGTCTTTCGTTTTGGATTGACATCTCAGGGATATTATCGTTTGTTCTATCGCCACCATTCGCGAAAATAACTTCCGAGTCTGGATACGCGTTAAGGCAGTGATAGATCGCCTGAGATGCCCCTCCATCACTATCATCAAACACGATCACTGAGTCCACCATGGATAAGTTCTTCACTATCTCTACTCTCTCGTTGACATCCATAAAGGGTTGTCCTTTTTTACGAGTAAGCCACTCGTTGCTGTTTACTCCAACGACTAACATATCTCCAAGTTTCTTTGCTTCCTTAAAGTATGCGATATGACCAGAATGAATTGGATCAAAACCACCAGTAACCAAAACTATTTTCATTTTAACTCCCAAGATGAATGTTTGATTTTTCTCCGTCAAAGAAGAACATTTGCCACAGTCTGCAATCGTTAATGTCGCTACCAAAGTATTCAGATGCTGCGTGAATACAGCCGCCGTCAAAAATCACGAGTCTATTGAATATATTTCCAAACACATCAACCGGTTCGTATGGAGTTCTATCAAGGAATGTCTTTTGATTGAATACCTTCATACCTTGACCGGAATTCCAATCAATCTGAGTGTTGTGATGTATTTTAGTCTCTTTGTGACGATACATCGTTGTTCCAGTTTCAGGTGGTGCATCAGGAGACAGATAAATCATGCCTGCCCATCTCTGTTGATCGCAGTGATAGACTAATTTTTCTCCGGCCCAATTGTGCTGAAACCTTCCGTTCATTCCGTAGGTTTCCCACTCGCTTATCTTTTCTCCGATTATGCTTTCGAAAGTTTCTTTTAGGCCAGGAAAGAGATGCTGAGTTCGCGTTCTTCTTCCTATGTATCCAGGATCGTCAAAGAATTCTTGCTGTAATGCGAATTCTCGCACTGCATATGGATCCTCATAGAAATTATCAATTACGAATGCTCTCTTGTTTTTTTGTAAGGAAGGATTTATTCTAATTCTTCCTTCGTCAATCTTATCCTGAACGTAGGTTTGTTCTACGTGTTCTTCTTCATTTACAATCCAGTTCTTCATATCAAAACCCCAGGTGTTTCTGTCTCACGAATTCGAGATCATATGTTGTGATTGAAATTGGTGTTTCTTGTCCTGCAAAGGGATCCTTATTCGGAGAAATTTTTCTCCAGCCAGCTCCCCACTTTTTGCTAAGATACTCTATATTTAGGTTGTTTGCATGATCCAATTTTACTTTCAAACCAGCTTCATTTTTCTCTGTCTGACTGCCGGTTTCATAATACATCGTACTATCACCGTGGCCATGCATATACTTAGACTCTAGACCAATGATCTTGCGAATTGGTCTATGATGCATTCTCATGATATAGTCTGCATCTTCGCAGTATGCTGGATACGTGTTTTCGTCAAACAGACCAAAGATCTTTACTACGTTTTCGCGAATGAGGAATAAGTCCCACGCGCCGATTCCAAAGTCACCAGCGTTTGGATGAATCATACCAAGCATTGGATCTGAGTTTATATTATCTGCCATCTCTTTTAAGAGGCCAGGACCAAATGCAACATCGTCGTTCGCGATAATCCAGTACGGTGCTAACATGTAACACTTAATGATAAGGTTCCATGCACCGGCGCAACCAATGTTTGCTGGCATATGAACTACCTTGATGTTATCAATGAACTTGTGATTCATTTTCGCAAGACGGTCCAGTTCTTCGTCCAACTCTCCGCGCCCGTTGTTATTAATAATGACGAAGTTCTCGACTGGATAATCAACACTCATAATAAGTCTGGATATCCAGTACGTGCTATTTACTACTGGAGCTCCAATCACTGGTATTTTATCTATCATACTTACTAACTCCTTTATGTTAACTTTGTGGCCATTTTCTTTCCACCAATTTGTTATGAAATTACTGCTTTGATTCTGAATGTTATCTATCGTTTCTTTATTCGTTTCTCTCATAAGAGTTGAAACGTGGTCTCTGTTTTCTGTAAAGAAAGGAAACACATAACACTGTTTATAATTTGAGGGATACACAACGTTTTCTGGTAATGGGTGATGAACGGTACCCTTAATGTCTAGTGTGAATTCATTCTTTTCTTCATCATAGTAATCTTCTACTATCTGCTTTGCATACTTTCTATTAACGATATAAGCACAGCACGACCAATCGTTCCATCTCTTTCTTCGCATTCTCATGTCACTCCAATTCACAGGAGTTTCTTTTATGAGAGATAGCTGAATTACTTTCCAATCCGATGGTAGTTCTGAGATAAAATCTTGAAAGTTAAAATTCCAATAATCAACGAGAGAAAAATTGATATCGTCCTCGCAAAAGAATCCAATCTCTTCGTCTGTGTCTTTATACCATTGGCGTATCATATTTATGTGAGATACTGCAACGGAAAGAACTTCAGACGTAATTTGGTTCGATCCTATGTGCGGCCCAGATATGTTTAGCTGATCGCGAATATCAACTCTTCTGCCGTCGTATCCTTCTATCATACGAAAGTTTACGCCGCGCGCACAGAGCTGAGACTCAATGTCGCGCTGTCTACCTGTTGAATCCTTTAGAGAAAGGTAGTATACAGTAGGAAAGTTATTAAGCTGCTTCACCATTCTTGATCTTACCCATTATATAATCTTCAGCTTTTTTCGTAGAATCAGTTTGATCCATTAGAATACTAAATTCATTAATATTTATCATATCTGGGTGAACGAACCAATCTTCATATGGTCTATCTTCATCTGGAGAAATATTACTCGCGAACAAAACGTAGCCGTATGACTCTAAGTATTTTCTAGCCTTCTCTCTATATCCACCGGTTGGATCCGCGTAGTGATCGTGTTCAAACGTAATGACACCAAATCTTCTTGAGTCGAATGGTATCGAAAGAAGAACCTTAAAGCTTATCTCAGGAGGATCGCAATCTATCTGAAGGTAGTCTATGTCCTTACCAAATCCAAGACCGTTTAAAAACTTGTCGTAGTTAACAGTCGTTGCGTCCTTAAGTACACAAGTATGCTTTCTTTCTTGATTATGCGCCGCTACGAACTCCTCACTAATATCTAGCGATACACCGTTCCAGCCAAAGTCTTTTTCCAAGAGGTACGTGTTGTTTCCATAAGTTGGGTGGCCAGATCCAACCTCAACATACGATCCGTTTCTCTTAC